ATATCCACACTCAATCACATTCCTTATAATAATATCTATCGCGACCGCAAAGAAGACAGAATAACCCACCATGTAACTGAGAAGCTAGGATGGGAGACAAACAGTAAAACAAAGAACAAGATGTTTATGGATTTCAAGCGTGACTATAACGATGGCTTAATAAACATTTATGATTTGGATGTATTGAAGGAGATGAAGGCGTACAACAACACAGACTTAACAGAGACGACCACAGGCTTAATCACTAGACACTTTGACTTGCTGACCGCGGTTGTTATTGCGTGGCAGATGAAGAACCACTCGGCCACTGGTCCAAAGATTAAAGACTTCTATAAGAACCTACAACGTAACACCATACCAAATCCAAACAGAGTAACAGGTGCGGCTAGTTAGTTTGACATGGTATAATAATACAAAATCCAAACAGGATGGGGTTAACTTAACCCTATGGATAATATATTTAAATTTATTAGAAGCCAACGAGCGTTCTACGAGACCGAGACCGTCCCACTTCAAGAAGGCGATGAGTATTCACAGTTTGAGACCCTAAGAAAGATTGACCTCTATTGGCGTAATAAGTATGTCAACGTGGCCTGGGATAAAATCATTGGAGATTATCCTTTTGATAACATCTCGAAGTATCGTGTTCTCTTAGAAGCTAGAGCGACAGACTTTGACCAGAAGCACTTTGAAGTTCCACCTAGCAACGGTTCTCGTAAGGCTAGAGTAGCTTCAATGATAGCTACCAAGTCTCTCACTAAGCATATGGATGACATAAAGTTCTCCAAGACACTTAATGACTTATGTATCACACGCCCTAAATACGGTGGTGTACTACTTAAGAAGGTGAAGGACAATGTAGTAGTAGTGCCGTGGCAAAACGTCATCACAGACCCTACAGAGCTGATGACAGGCGTTATTATAGAGCGATATTACCTAACCCCTAGTGAACTACTAAAGCAAGGTTGGGATAAAGACCTAGTGCGTCAAGCTATTGAGGGAGCAGAAGCCAAGCGTGAAAAGACAATGGCTCAAGGTGGAGGTGGTGAAGCTGAGACCCAAGGTGTCTACATCGAAATCTACGAGGCTCATGGTGACATCACAACAGCGATGTTCAAGAACACTAGAGGTGAAGACTATGACGAAGAAGATGTATATGAATACAAGAAGGCTCACATCGTTCTAGCTAACCCAGAGCTACGCACAAAGATGAATGAGTCAACAGGGGAGAAGGAGACAGAGGAAATGGGTGTTGTCTTTTACTGTGAAGTAGAGAAGGATGTACCATACAAGTTCCTAGCTCGTAACCCGATTGCTGGACGTGCGCTTGGTGAAGGGGTTGTAGAGGCTCTATTTGAACACCAGAAGTGGCATAACTTCCTTAAGACTGAGGAAATGCGACTCGCCGCCGTAGCTGGAAAGAAACTGTATTGGACAGACGACCCAGACGTATTAGCTAACATCTTTGATGACGGTGTAGACCACGGGACTGTGCTACGTGTCACTCCAGGCTCACAGTTCAGTGAACTAAACCAACTTCCTACTGGCTTGCCGATGTATCAGAACATCAAACAAGAATGGTCTAACTCTGCTGATAAAACATCATCATCTTTTGCGGCCAATATTGGTGAAGAAGCTAAGAGTGGCACACCATTTAGAGCGCAATACCTCCAAAACGTAGAAGCCAGCTCACAATTTGAGCAATACCATGAGGAAATCGGTATCTTCCTTCAAGAAGTAGCAGAAGATTGGCTACTACCAGACGCTTTAAAGAAGGCAGCGAACGAAGACCGCATCTTTGACACATTCACACCACAAGAACTCCAGCTTATCGACGAAACATTAGTTGAAGCTAAGGTGTTAGAGGACAACATTAAGACTCTATTTAGTGGTGAACCTGTAGACCCTGGAATGAATGATGTTCTAAGACAAGAAATCGGCTCACAACTACGCAAGACAGGAAGTAAGCGTGAGATTCTTGATATCCAGGAATTTATAAAAGACGCAAACAAGAGTGTGCGTGTCCATACAACTGACGAGGCACGTAATAAAGCAGTTCTATTTGAGTCATATTCAAATCTCTTGTCGCTACTTGACCCACAAGACCCACGCTTCAACGCCCTTATTGATAAGGTAATGCAAGCGGTAGGCATCACTAGAGAAGAATTAGAACTATACGTAGACAATCAAATGCAAACCCAGAACGCACAGTTAAAGACTCAAGAATTACAAGCGTCTAACCTCCCTAAAGGACAAGCGGCACTAGCTAGAGCATAACTATGAAACTAACACAGGAAGAGCAAACATTACTAAACGCACTAGGAGCAAACAAAAAGAACTTTGAAATCATCTACAAGTATTTCATTAGACCATTTGAGACTCTCCCACATGAATATAAAAATGTCCCTAACGAACAGCTAGGGGAAATCATTAAAGGTCAAATGCTAGCTAGAGAAAATAACATACGATACTTAATGGAGATGAAATCTGCTGTAGAAAAGGATGGAGAAGTAGTAACGCCTATTGCACCATCATAACATTCGCATGTTATAATATATAGGCACATGAGACTAAACTCTTCAAAAGATTAATAAGTGACTAAACACTAAAAAGATATGTACCAAGAAGATACCGAATTAGAAGCTAATTATTCAGATGATGAAAATATCACCGAGAATGAAGAAGCAACTTCGGAGACGGAACTCGAAGCAGAGCAAGATGATGAGGTCATTAGCCTCAGTAAGTCAGAACTCGAAGAACGAGAACGAGCTATCAGAAAAGACCAAGACAAGCGCTGGAAAGACCGAATCAAAGGTCAAAAAGGTGACGAATCTAGTAAAGAAGATGGTGTCAAAGAAGGAGTAGCGACTAAAGAGGAAATAGCTATTTCAAGATTAGAGGCTAGAGGAATATTTGATTCAGCGAAGCAACAGGAAGTATTAAAGTTTATGCGCCGTGAGGAAATCACTGACGTATCCAAAGCTTTAGAGGATGACTACCTACAGTCAAAGCTCAAGAAAGTAGATGACGCAATTGAAAAGGAACGAGCAACTGGCTCACCATACAACCGCACATCTCGCCCAAGAGAGAAAACCCCTGAAGAACTTGCACGTCTAGCTGAAACCGGAAAGATAGCAAGCTCCAAGGAAGACCGAAAGAAGGCTCTCGCAGCACTTCAATCAAAATACGGACGCACATAGTAAACAGGATGGGATTAAATATTAAATAATCCCATTATTATGGCAACAAGCGCTGATAACACATACGCTGCATTAACCCACAAGCAAATCTTTGATGCTGGCGTACAAGACGAATTACGAGACGGAGTTTACTTCACAGAAGTAGCAGACGTTCGTACAGAAGACGGAGAAAACATTTATTCACGTTACGGTGCTGACGGTGTAGCTTCAACTACTTCAGATGATACTTACACTACTTCAACATTTGAATACAGTAAGGATACTCTAGGACTAGACAATACAGCGTACATGGCAGAACACATCTCTATGGATGAGGCTGTCAAGGAAGGCTTTATGATTCAATCAGACAGAATCAATCGCCACGCTGAGGCTATCGCTCGAAAGATTAACCGTGATACTGCTATCGCCACTCTAGAAGGTGCTGGTACAACTGTAGATAACGGTGGTCTTACTGGCGCAAACGACGGTAACTGGATTGCACTTTCAAGCACAAACGCTGACGAAGTAGCAACTACAGTTATGCAGAAGCTCCAAGAAGCTAATGCTACTGGATTCACTCCATACATGATGATGCGACCAAAGGATGCAAAGCAATTTGGCCTTTACGCAATGAACTCAGGAAACGCCGTAGCTGACCAAACTATCCTTGGTGGATTCAAGCGAAGTAACTTCTTTGGCTTTGATATCTATGTAACTAACGATGTTCCTCACTCTACTTCAGTAGTTGGTACATCAGTTATCGCAACTGACGTTCTTACTGTAGCTGGCGTTGCTCTTACAGTTATCGCTTCACCTGTAGCTGCTGGCGCAATTGACTTAGGTGCTTCTGATAATGAGACACTTTCTAACATCGCTGCTTCTATCAACGGAGGTGCGGGTGCTGGAACTGCTTACATCGAAGTATCTGCTGCTAACCGAGCAATCTGGAAGGCACTTAACCTTAAAGCTTCTGTGTCAGGCACAACTCTTACAATCGTAGGAAACAGTGCTTTCACTGTAGTATCTGCTGATGCAACTATGGTTGTAGATACAGACGGACAAGCTGCTAACATCTTATGTGGCGCTC